GCTGTGGTTGGAGCCTCCAATAAACCGTCTTTACGGTAGGTGAAAATTACCAATCCACAGCATCCTAAACATTGTAGCATACCGCTGGAGAGCGGTCTATAAATACTACTCTTTTATAATACGAGGTAAAAATTATGTTCGATCATGAATACTTCAAGCAGGTGGATTCTGAGATGCTGAGTGCCTTAAAGGTGCTGGGGCGAGCCATGCTTAGCGCACTTGACGCGCTGATCTGGTACTTGCTCCTGCAGCCGATTCGGTTCTACAGCTGGTTGACGGATGACCCTGCTCCGGTAAGAAGGAGAGGAGCATACAAAAACCGCCATTGTGCGGAGGATAGGCTCTACTAAGAAGCGAAGAGCTGCGGAGAAATCTGCGGCTCTTTCTTTTATATTTTACGGAGGTATGAAAAATGAACCTGAAAACATTTGGCAAGAAAGTGGGAAAGGGTATTAGGAAGAACCTTCCCAAAATTCTGGTCTGCGGTAGCATTGCAGGCATGGTCACGAGCGTAGTCTTCGCTGTTAAAGCAACCCCCAAGGCGATGATCCTGCTCGATGAGAAGAAGCAGGAACTCGGCACGGAGAAGCTGGATGTGAAAACTATCGTGAAGACGGCTGCTCCAGCTTATATTCCTACGGCGATTTCCATGGTAGCATCTGCAGGCTGTATGATTGGCGCCATGAACGAGAACGACCGGCGCAACGCAGCTCTAGCGGCCGCATATTCTCTGAGCGAAAGCGCCCTGAAGCAGTATCAGGAGAAAGTCGTGGAAACCATTGGCGAGGATAAGGAGAAGGAGCTTCGTCAGACCATCACCCTTGATAAGATGGCAAAACAGCCGGAAGAGACGCCGGTTATTGTACCTGCTGCACGCGACGCATCTTATGACCAGCTGGTCGAGTGCTATGAAAGCTTCTCTGGAAGATATTTCAAGACGACCGTAAATGCGCTGGATCGGGCGATGAACGGCCTGAATAAGCAGCTCCTCAGCGATTTTCGTGTGACCCAGAATGACCTGTTCGATTATCTGGGGCTGGAGCACATCAAGAACGGCGACCTGCTGGGCTGGGATACGGATTCCACGCTGACCATCGAAACATTCTACAGTTCCAAGCTGGACGAGGACGGAATGCCTTGCATGGTTCTGGACTACAGCACGCCTCCGAAGTGGCTTGGGTACTGATTCGCGAAATTTTCACCGACTGTTATGGAGGTATACTCCAACATTTATATTTTAATTAAAGGAGAATCACTATGGAAAACGAAATGATGAACAACATGGACGCTATGACTGAGAACCTGACGGATGCAACGCCGGAGGTCGATAACCTGGTGCCCAGTGTGGACGAGAACCATGCAGAGATGTCGAGCGCATCTGGTAGCTTTGGCAAGACGGCAGTATTTATGCTGGCTGGTGCCGCAGCTTACAAGGGTGCTGAGCTGCTCTGCAAGCACGTGCTCGTTCCGCTGTGCTACAAGGCGAAGAACTGGATTGACAGCAAGAAGGCAAAGGACGAGTCCATCGAAGCAGAAGCGACCGAAGTGGTGGAAACCGACGAAGAATAATCTGTTGGACAACCGTGATGGAGCCGTGGAGAAATCTGCGGCTCCTTTTATTTTTACAAAGGAGAATTACCATGGAAAAGAAAAACGGCAAAAAGATTAACTGGAAAAAGGCTGCAGTAATCGGTGGCATCTTTGCTGCGGGTGTGGTTGTTGGCGTTGCCGGGGATAAGGCTTACATCAAGGTGATGTTTAAGAAGCACTATCAGGATATTCTGAAGGATTACCGGCTCCGTGTGGACACCGGAACCACTATCAAGGGTGTGAAAAAGGTTATCATCAGCATTACAGACAAGACGACCGGCAAGACCTTTGGCACTACCTGGTTGCCTGAGACCGCAAAGGAAATCGGCGAAACCATCCTTCAATACGCAGAGGAGGGTATGGCCAATGGCTAAAATCGAAATGCCTTCCAGCAGCATCAACTCCGCTGGCGAGACGCCTAAGAAACAGTTGAAAAAGGTCACGACCGGTAAGGTGACCATCAAGCAGGAGAGCGAGATCCAGAAGCTGGCGCATAACTTTCTCGCAGAAGACCTGCAGACGATTCGCGAAAAGCTGTGGACGGATTATATTCTGCCCGGCATCAAGAACATGGTGTGCTCTGCGGTCAATATCGCACTGTTCGGTGTCGACCGTTCCCGCACCAATACGAGCGGATATTCTCAGCAGCGTAACAGCTATAGCAGCTACTACGCAAATGCAAACCAGAGCCGTCCTCCGCAGAACAACTATCGCCCGAACCGGCTGGACTGGCAGAACATCACCTTCGATAGCTATGCCGATGCGAATGATGTTTTGAACGAGATGGGCCATGCGCTCCACGAATACGGGCAGGTCACGATTGCTGATTTTTACGATGTTGTGGGAATTACCCGTGATGCTCGTGATTATCAGGACTGTAAGTATGGGTGGTATGACCTTGGGCCTGCATCTATCAAGGGCGTTCCGGGCGGTTACACTATCGTATTTCCGAAACCTGTTCCTCTGAACTAATTGAAAGGACTGATATTTTATGAAAAAGGAAGAAATCATGACCAAGGCAACGCAGATGTTGTCTAAGACTGCATTCAAGCTGAAGAAAGCAAGCCCGACTATCATGGTGGTTGGTGCTGCAATCGGTGGCGTAACTGCAACCGTTCTGGCCTGCAAGGCGACCCTGAAGGCACAGTATATTCTGGCCGAGCACAAGGCAAATGTGGAGAAAATCCACGAGACTAAAGATAAGGTGGACTCCGGGGAAATTCAGCTGTCGGAAGGTGAGACTTACACTAAGGAAGACCTGACGAAGGACATCACCACGACTTACATTAAGACCGGTATGAAGCTTGCAAAGGTGTATGCACCTGCGATTGGTCTGGGCGCAGCATCTCTCGGTTGCATGTTCGGCAGTCATCATATCATGACGAAGCGGAATGCAACGCTGACGGCTGCCTACATCGCGCTGGAGCAGTCTTTCAACAGCTATAAGAACCGCGTCGCCGACCGCTTTGGCGAGCGGGTACAGCATGAATTGGAGCAGAACGTTAAGGCCGTGGAGGTTGAAACCAAGAAGGTCGATGAGAACGGGGTAGAGGAGGTCATCAAAGAGTACAAGGATATCGCTGAGCAGGCAGATGATCCGTGCACTCTGATTTTCGATGAAACTGTAGACACGTGGGAGCGGGATGCCGACCTGAATCGGAACTATCTGCTCCTCATGGAGTCTGCAGCGAACAAGAAACTGCGTTCTCAGGGGCATCTGTTCCTGAATGAGGTGCTCACCATGATTGGCACGCACGGTGGTCAATCTCTGCGCACTCCTACTGGTCAGGTCGTTGGCTGGGTATACAATCCGAACGACACTTCGCTGCACAACCGTGTGGATTTCGGCCTCACGAGCTTTGAATCGAGCAATGAGGCACTGAAGAGCTTCCTCCGTGGCGAGGAGCGTTCTGTCATTCTGCACTTCAACTGCGACGGCATCATCATCGACAAAATCTAACTGATATTTTGGAGGGACAAGCTATGACCAGATACGTAAAGACTCTTTCCTATGTATTTGCAGCCATGGCCGGAGTGTGCTTCGTATCCGGTCTGGCAGTCCTTTCTGAATGAAAGGATATTTATGGACGGTTTGGAATCGGTGTTTTTATTCCTCGATTATTTGACCGACACGAAACGAAAGCGGCATCTGGTTGGAGGGGTCCTCATGAGTGTTTCGCTCTTTTTTGGAGGACTGGCCTTCACCATGATGACGATTAAAGGAGAAGAAACCAATGAAAAAACTGATGCGTGATGCCTTGATATTTGTAGGCGGATTTGCTGCTGGTGTTGCCACGATGCACTTCCTAATGCGCGATACTTACAAGAAGCAGGCAGATGTGCTGGTCGAGGACGCTCGGAACCATTTTAAGCAGCGTGAGCAGGAACTGGATACGACCATTGAGCAGCGGGCGAACGAAAAGGCGTACGATCTCGTGAGCGGCCCGTATCGTCAGGAGGAAGATTCTGAGAAGCCGACCCATGAGCCGATGGAGGCCATTGAAATCATTCCGAGCGACGAGTTCGGTAACGAGGACGATTACGAAACCAGCTTCCTGACCTACTATGCAGACGGCATCCTGGCGTATGATAGTGATGGGAGTAGGGTAGAGGACATTGAAAAGGTGATTGGCTCTAAGGCTCTGGATAATTTTGGAGCAGAAGCCCCTGACCTTGTCCATGTCCGCAATCACAACTACCGGAAGGACTACGAAGTTCTGAAGGTGCGCAATAAGTATGCGGACTTGTATCCTAACTCCGGAGAGGAGCATGAATGATATTCAACGATACGACCAGTCAGTATTTTGACTGGCTGCGTGAAACGGTTTGCGGAAGATGGGAACCCAGAAACCTTTCTTTCCACAAGCTGCTTGCGTTTTTATTTCAGCAAGACTTTATTCCATCCTGTGAAATGGATGCGAGTCGTGCTGAAGATGGGCGAGACTTGCGCTACCGATTCGCTCAGGAAAAAAGTATCCCATATGCAGCGTTGAACAGTGCAACGAGCGGGATGCCATGTAGTATGTTGGAGATGATGGTGGGGCTTTCCATCCGCATCGAAGAGCATATCATGGCAGATTCTGAAGCAGGAAATCGAGTAGGACAATGGTTCTGGAGCATGATTGTCAGTCTTGGGCTGGCGGCTATGGATGATGCTCGGTTCAATGAGGGTCGCGCTCAATTTATTATCGACCGTTTCAATCAGAGAGCCTATCAGCCGAATGGAGCTGGTGGACTCTTTACTTTAATAAGCCCGAATGTGGATATGCGACAGTTAGATATTTGGTATCAGCTGATGGCGTATCTCAACGAAAGCAACATGTGATGGTGTACGTATCGAAAATATGCATCCCGATGGAAGGTGTAATAGAGCAAGTTCTCCATGATTCCGTCGTTTTGATGCGAATTACAGCATGTAGGAATACCGAACACATTGGTCGGCTGATTTTGGCAGACCTTAATTATTGGAGGAAAAGTGACTATGAATAACATTTATTACGAACTCGCACAGACTCAGCTGGCACTGGATGCCGCCCAAAAGGTGATTCGCCGCCAGAGGGGCAAACTTTTCGGCAAGAACCTGCTGCTGGTAGGCACCATTGGTCTGTTCTGGACTGCCTGCAAGATGCTGGATGAAAACGAGAAGAAGCGCAAGGCTGAAAAGGAACGCGCCGATGCTGCCGAAGCAGAACTCGCAGAGATGCGGTTTGAAAAGGACATTTGCTGCGATGGCAAGGCGAGTGTCACGAAAAAAGATGTCTGATACAGACCTCGTAGAAAGGAGGAAGTCAGTTACCAATGATTGATTTCCTGATGATTGCAACGCGCACGGGAAAACGCGGTGTAATCGAAATCTATCCCAAATTCGTCATCAAAAAGTCCAAGGACTTGATGATTCGGGGTTCTGATTTCTACGCTATCTGGCTGGAAGAGCGAGGATTGTGGAGCATTGACGAACAGGATGCACTTCAACTGATTGACCATGAGTTGGATATTTACACGAACGAACACAAGGAGCATCTGGATAATTACCGGGTGCTCCATATGTGGGACGCTGAATCGGGCATGATTGACAACTGGCACAAGTATTGTCAGCGTCAGATGCGGGATAACTACCACACGCTGGATGAACAGCTGATATTTGCGAACACTCCGGTCAAAAAGGAAAGCTATGCGTCCAAGAGACTCCCTTATGTGCTGGAACCGGGGAACATTGACGCCTATGATGAGCTGATGCAGACACTCTATTCTCCAGAGGAGCGAGAGAAAATCGAGTGGTGTATCGGTTCTATTGTCAATGGCGATTCTAAGACGATTCAGAAGTTCATGGTTCTCTATGGTCCGCCTGGTAGTGGTAAGTCTACAGTGCTGAACATCATCCAGAAGCTCTTTGCTGGATATTATGCAGCGTTCGATTCCCAGGCGCTGGGTTCAGCATCTAATGCGTTCTCACTGGAAGCTTTCAAAGCGAACCCTCTGATCGCAATTCAGCATGAAGGTAACCTGTCCAAAATCGAGGACAATACTCGGTTGAACTCGCTGGTATCTCATGAAACTATGATGGTCAATGAGAAGTTCCGTAGTGCTTACGCCAACCAGTTCAAGAGCTTCCTGATCCTTGCTACAAACAAACCCGTCAAGATTACCGATGCGAAGTCCGGTTTGATTCGCCGATTGATCGATGTGGTGCCTACTGGCGAGAAGGTTCCCCAGAAAAGATATTCGGAACTCTACGCCAAGACCGACTTTGAGCTTGGCGGTATCGCATGGCACTGCAAAGAGGTCTATGAGGCAAACAAGCATCTCTACGATGATTATATTCCAACGAGGATGCTTGGCGCTTCCAATGACTTCTATAACTTCATGCTCGACCGGTATTATATTTTCAAGAAAGAAGACGGGATTTCCCTGAAGCGAGCATGGGCGATGTATGACGAGTATAACCAGCGAGCAAAGGTTGTCTACCCGTATTCGATGCGTGCGTTCCGTGAAGAGCTGATGAACTACTTTGCGGACTACAAGGAACGCGCTGAAGATGTGAATGGCGAACGAGTGCGAAGCTACTATAGTGGATTCAAGGCAGACAAGTTCAAAGAATTTGCCGACCCTGCACCTGCTGAAGCAGCTTCAAAGGAGGAACCATTTAAGTCATGGATTGACCTGAAACCGCAGCATTCTCTCTTTGATGATATTTGTAAGGATTGTCCTGCGCAGTACGCGAACGAAAATGGCACTCCTACACAAAAGTGGGAGAATGTCAAAACGTTGCTCAAAGATATTCTTACTTCTAAGCTCCACTATGTCAAAGTCCCTGAAACCCACATCGTCATTGACTTTGATATTCCGGGCGACGATGGCAAGAAATGCTTTGAGCGAAATCTGGAGGCGGCGTCCAAGTGGCCTGCTACCTACGCAGAACTGAGTAAATCTGGTGCAGGAATCCACTTGCACTATATTTACACAGGGGACGCAAGTAAACTGAGCCGTGTATACGATGAGCATATTGAGGTCAAGGTGTTCACCGGGAATTCTTCGCTGAGAAGAATGCTGACCAAGTGCAATGATATTCCGGTTGCCAAAATCAGCAGCGGCTTACCATTGAAGGGAGAAAAAGCAATGGTCGATGTGAAGCAGATTCAAAATGAGAAGCACCTGCGGGTACTCATTAAGAAAGCCCTCGCAAAAGAAATCAGTCCCTATACGAAACCCAGCATTGACTTTATCGCTCATATTATGGATGAAGCCTACGAGAGTGGGATTCCCTATAATGTGGATGATATGCGCAATGCAATTCTGGCCTTTGCCGTAAACAGCACGAACCAGGCCGATGCTTGTCTGAAAATCACGGCGAAGATGCACTTCAAATCGAAGGAGGATGTTGAATCACAGGTTGATGACGGTGAGAAAGCACCCATCGTATTTTTCGACTGCGAGGTGTTTCCGAACCTCTTTCTGGTCAACTGGAAGTTTGCCGGTGAGGACAAGCCGGTAAATCGGTTGATCAACCCTAGCCCTACGGATATTGAGAAGCTGACGCAGTATCGGCTGATTGGCTTCAATAACCGCAAGTACGACAACCACATGCTTTGGGCCTGTATGCTCGGCTGGAATACGGAGCAGCTGTACGCGCTGTCAAACCGTATTATCAACGACCATGCAGGCTTCTTTGGTGAAGCCTATAACCTGTCCTACACGGATATTTATGACTTCTCCTCAAAGAAACAGAGCCTGAAAAAGTTCGAGATTGAGCTGGGCATCCATCATCAGGAGCTTGGCTTACCTTGGAACCAGCCGGTACCAGAAGAGAAGTGGGAACAGGTTGCGGAATACTGTGACAATGACGTTATCGCCACCGAAGCAGTGTTCAATTCCAAAGACCGTAAGGCTGACTTCATTGCACGTGAGATTCTGGCAGATGTTGCTGGGATGACCGTTAACGACACTACCAACAGCCTGACCACGCGCATTATTTTCGGAAAGGAAAAGCACCCTCAGCTGGTCTATACTGATTTGGCTACGGGTAAGTCCGATTCGGTGGTAGAAGTCGAGCCTGATATTCTGACCGACAAGAACATCATCAATGCCTTCCCGGGTTATGAGTGGGTCAGAGGTGAAGATGGTCGGATGCACAACATGTTCCGTGGTACCGATTTGGGCCTTGGCGGTTATGTCTATGCCGAGCCCGGTATGTACTACAACATCGCCCTGCTGGACGTTGCGTCTCTGCACCCGCACTCGGCCGTTGCTTTGAACTATTTCGGCGACTACACCAAGAACTTCAATGACCTGATGGATGTACGTATCTATGTAAAACATGGTGAGTATGACAAGGCTAAGAAGCTCTTCGGCGGTAAGCTGTCCAAGTATTTGGATGACCCCGCACAGGCAAAAGCGTTGGCACAGGCTCTAAAAATCGCCATCAACTCGGTGTACGGGCTGACAAGCGCAACCTTCGATAATCCCTTCCGCAACCCCAAGAACGCCAACAACATTGTGGCGCTTCGAGGGGCTTTATTTATGCGCACTCTGCAGGATGAGGTGCAGCAGCGTGGTTTCACGGTGGCGCACATCAAAACGGACTCTATCAAGATTCCGGATGCCACGCCTGAAATCATCGACTTCTGCATGGATTTTGCGAAAAAGTACGGTTACACGTTTGAACATGAGGCTACATACGAAAAGATGTGCCTTGTGAACAACGCTGTTTACATCGCAAAATACCAGGATGCGAATACAGCAAAGGCGCAGTACGGTTATATTCCTGAAAAGAACGAGAAGAAGGGCGGCCATTGGACTGCAACTGGCGCTCAGTTTCAGGTGCCGTATGTTTTCAAGACGCTTTTCTCCCACGAAGATATTGTGTTCGACGACCTTTGCGAAACCAAGTCGGTATCTAAGGGTGCAATCTACCTCGATAAAAATGAGACTTTGCCCGAAGACGAGCACAATTATATTTTCGTGGGGCGTGTTGGTCAGTTCTGTCCCATTAAACCCGGATGCGGAGGAGCGCTGCTGATGCGTGAAGCGGGTGTCCGAGACGACGGTGAGACGAAATATAATTCGGTCACTGGTGCCAAAGACTACCGCTGGCTGGAAAGCGAGATGGTCTACAATCTCCATTTGGAGGATAGCATTGACCGTTCTTATTTTGACAAGATGGTTGATGAGGCGGCGGACACTATTGCACAGTACGGCGACCTGGAATGGTTCGTATCGGACGATGGTGGTATGCCGCCTTGGCAAAAGCCGGATTTGCCCTGGGGTGATATTCAGGACGAGGCTGCAAGAAATTATGAGGTGAGATAAATGAAAAAACTTCCCTGGGACCCTAGCAAAGACTTGATTAGAGTGTCGGCAAACAATCTGGGAATTGATATTGACAGGGCTATTTATACTGCGATGGCAATTGACTACTCCCGCCAGTCTACGGAGCGTGCCGAAAAGAATGATATTGTGCGGTTTGGTATGTGCAATGTCAGCATTCGCAAAGTCATCTTCAACGACCCCGCAACGGTCGTTCTGTGGTCGGATGGCACGAAGACCGTGGTAAAGTGCGGCCCGGAAGATACTTTCGACATGGAAAAGGGACTTGCTATGGCCATTGTCAAGAAGATGGCAGGCAACGATAACCGGTTCCATAAGGTTTTTAAGCAGTGGTGCAAGTCGGACGGGATGCACGAAGTTACAATTACTTCTACGCAGGTGCTGAAAGAACTGAATAAGATGGCAGCACAGACTAGGGACGGTATCGCGGGCCTGCTGACCGAAGCATACATGGCAATGCACCGCGGTTATTCTGCAGCAGACAAGAACAAGAAAAAGTAAAGGAGTTTCTATCATGAAAGCAAAGGTAAACATCGACAATACGAGATTCATTTTCGACACCAATTTCTCCGGCGACCCGAATCGCGACCGCTACGGCTCGTCCCGGCGGCGTGTGAACGTGGTCATTCCTACGGAGGAGCAGGCTCAGCAGCTCATCGAAATGGGGTTGAACGTCAAGCAGACCAAGCCGAACCCCAACTACACCTACGATGAGCCGTTCGTACCGACCTTCTACGTCCCGGTGACGGTCAACATGGACTCCAAGTGGCCTCCGCAGGTTTTCTGGATCACTGCCACCGGCCGCAAGGTTGCCTGCAATGCCGAGAACATCGGTCAGCTGGACTACATCCGCGTGAAGAACGTGAACCTGCAGGCTAACCTGTATGAGAACCGGAACAACCCCGGCCAGTACACGCTGTACGCGGATATTCTCTACGTGGAGCAGGATGCAGATGCCGACCCGTATGCTGCTAAGTACGAGCAGCGCGAGATGGCTGAGCCTAACGATCCGAACGACATGCCGTTCTAAGGAGGAGCACATGAAGAAACTGTTTATCAGTGTTCCTATGCGCAACCGCACGGAATACGCTATCAAAGCATCCATGGAACAGATGCACAAGATTGCAGAGGCTGTCTTTGGCGAAGAACTGGAGGTTATCCCGACTTATTTCGAGGATGATCCTCCTGAGAGCACCAATATGGCTCTTTGGTATCTCGGCGAGAGCATCAAGAAGCTGTCCGAGGCAGACCGCTTTATCGGCATTTACGATGAGGACAAGAGCTACCGTGGCTGTATCATCGAGAACCTCGCGGCGAAAAACTACAACATCCCGTCCTATCTGGTGAATGTCAGCTATGTTGCTCCTGACATCATCGAGCAGAAGCATCGTGACGCACGCCTTGCAAACCTCGAAATTTATTAAATGATATTTCTGAGTGCAGGAGTTAGTCTTCTGTTGAATGGACCAGCCGGTGAGTGCCCACGTCGCAAATGGCGTTCTCAGAGGCAGCAGCTCAGACTTATATTTTTAATAAAGGAGAAGAACTATGAAAGCATTGCGTATCAAACCGATGTGCCGACCGGAGGTCATCGAAATTGATGGCTCGCTGGAATCTCTGCAGAAAGAGGTTGGCGGTATGATTCAAGCAACCTACCCGTGGGATGACAAGGTTGCCCTTATTTGTAACGACGAGGGCAAACTCATGGGCTTGGAGTTTAACCGGCCGCTCTATAACGCTGACGCTCAGATGTACGACTATGTGGTTGGTACATTTCTGATTGTAGGCCTGACCGAAGATGACTTTGGCTCTCTTTCTGATGAGATGGTCGAGAAATACACCAGGATGTTTCGCCGCTGCTATAGCCTGCTTGAGGACGAGGACGGTAAAAGATATATTGTGTGTATGAAGCCGAAGCAGTAATCGCAGTAATTTCGAGAGCCGTGGAGAAATCTGCGGCTCTTTTTATATGGGTCATTCGCTAGGGCGAGCATGACAGGTTCAAATCCTGTATGACCTGCAAGTGTCCGAAAATACACATTTAAGACAAAAGAGTATCAGTATGAAAAAATCTATGGAGTTCTACATGAATGCAGCAGGATGGGTTATCGGTCTGGTCGGTGCAGGTTACGCTGTCGGAGTTCACTGCAAGATGAATGCCCTTGCGAAGAAGCTGGACAGCAAAATTGACCGATTGGCAGATGATGCCGCCATCCAGATCCCTGAGTATATCATCAAGGATGCTGTGGATAAAGCTGTCGTGAACCGGACTGACTATGCAATCCAGCGGGCAACTAGCGCGGCTATTACGGATATTCACGCAGAAACAGCCCGTCAGGTCAAGTCTGCCATCAACAAGGAGTATGTCACCCTGCAGGGTAGCGTAAAGAAGGAAATCAAGGACCAGCTCGGCCGGATTGATATTTCTGATCTGCGTGAAGAAGTAAAAGACGAGGCCAAGAATCAGCTGGCAGAGAGCATGGAGGATATTCTGGACGACTTCAATGACAACCTGAAGAACGTTAAGAAAATTTACGGTTCTATTTCGGATGCCATTACCGGCAATCAGGGCGGTAAGGAAACCGTTGTGAAAATTTCTTGAGGTCGCTACTATGAAACCGAAGCAGTTATGGAAAGTCTTTACTTATAAAGGTAAAGAGATATTCGCATATACGATATTTGGCGAGGGTGCAGATGAAGAGGAAGCCACAATTGCGCTGTTGGCTTACGAGAACCATTGCTATCCTGAAGCTATTCATGTTCACAAAGAGATGAGGTGATTACTCTGATGGCGGGAGTTCAGCTTTACGACTACCAGCTTGAAGCAGTCCAGAAAATGAGGCTGGGTTGTATTCTGTGCGGTGGGGTGGGAAGCGGAAAAAGCAGAACAGGTCTGGCATTTTATTACCAGATGTTCGACGGAAAGCTTAATACAGAAGAGTATGTTCCGATGGTTGAGCCCGAAGACCTTTATATTATCACAACAGCACGGAAACGTGACACAGGGGAGTGGGATGAAGAACTCGCTCCCTTTTTCATGTCTACTGATGAAAGCCTTGACCTTTACAACCACAAGGTCGTGATAGATTCTTGGAATAACATCGGCAAGTATGTTAGCGTCAAACGCGCGTTCTTCATATTCGATGAACAGCGTGTTGTCGGCAATGGCTCGTGGGTGAAAGATTTCTTGCGCATTACGAAGGAAAACGACTGGATTCTTCTGAGTGCTACGCCTGGCGACTGTTGGACAGATTACATCCCGGTGTTTATTGCAAACGGGTTCTATAAAGACCGGAAACAGTTCAACAATGAGCACGTGGTATATCGTCGGTTTTCCAAGTTCCCGAAAATCGACAGATATTTGAACACAGGCAGGCTTGTCCAACTGCGGGACCGGATCTTGGTAGATATGGACTTTAAGCGCCCGACGATTCCGCATCACGAAACCGTGTATGTGGACTTTGACCGGCTAAAGTACAAAGATATTCATAGAACTCGCTGGAATCCATGGGAGAATAAGCCCATCGAGAACGCCAGCGAGTTTTGCTATCTGCTGCGTAAGCTGGTGAACACTGACCCTAGCAGGCAGCAGGAAGTTCTGGATATTTGCATGACCAGACCGAGGGTCATCATTTTCTATAACTTTGACTATGAGTTAGACATTCTCATGAATCTGCCCTATGATGCAGGCGTAGAAGTAGCACAGTGGAATGGACACAAGCATCAACCGATACCGGAAGGGAACCAGTGGGTATATTTGGTTCAATACAATGCAGGAGCAGAAGGTTGGAACTGCATCAAGACAGATACCATTATTTTTTATAGCCAGAACTACTCCTATAAGGTCATGGAGCAGGCTTCTGGGCGTATTGATCGGCTGAATACACCTTACAAGGATCTCTGGTTCTACCACCTGAAGAGCCGTAGCGGTATCGATGTGGCCATTTCCAGAGCGCTGATGCAAAAGAAACAGTTCAACGAAAGGAAATTCTATGGAGCATGATATTTATGATTCTTTAAGGCTTACTGCGACGACCTGTGAGAAAATAGCAGATGTCTTAAATGCGATTGCAGAATTCTGCGAAAAAGTAACAGCTTGTTTCATGGATTTAATTGAAGAAATCAAGAGACAGCCATTGAAGATAATTCCGCAGAAGCTGCGCCCTGACTACAAGGACAAATGCAAAATCCGGTGGCTGGATATTCCCAACAAGGTTATGCAGGGACGTATCAGGAGGTTCTGCTAATGGGAAATATTTCAAAGAAAACCAGAAAGAAACTTGTTAAAGTTATTGAAGTTAATTGTCACCGCGTAACACACTTTGGAGAGAAAGATGCAACGTTTGTTCCTTACGACAGCAGTCCATTGTCTGCTATTTGGAAATATCTCTGCATCAGGAATGACGGCGCTTTTACAGGTCGTTTCTTGGTTGAGCGAAGCGAAAAACATATTCCTTTTAGCGAGAGATACTGTTGCATCAATGCTCCAGAACAACTGTTTGCTCCGAGAGCACATATTGAAATCAACAAACAAATTGTCAATAGACTTAAAGAGCGCAACCAGCTTTATGCTGTTTATTACACATGGAGGAAAAGAAATGATCAAAGATTCTGGAGACCGCACCGAATTTGAAACCGGTGCAAAGCGCGATATGCACGCAGGGAAGGGCCGGATGGATCTTCTGCCCTGGTATGGCATTATGGAGGTCAGCAAGCACTGCGAAGAAGGTGCGCTGAAGTATGGCGAGCACAATGTGGACAAGGGTATCCCGCTGCATTCGCTGCTGGACAGTGCTTCTCGGCATCTGGCAAAGTATATGGTTGGTATGGACGATGAGGACCACCTGCGTGCTGCCTGCTGGAACTTGCTCTGGGCACTGAACCAGCGGGAGACGCACTCGGAGTTGGATGATAGGTTTGCGGTGAAGGCAGAGGAAGCCCGGGAAGATAAAAATGTGAAGCCTAAAGTTACGCTTATTTGCAAAATTTGTGGCGCACGGGAGACACACCCTAAGCTTGCATATGAGGACCTGATGCGCGAATGCCCGACAGCCTTGATTCAATGTCCAAACTGCCGCAAATATTCTATGGTACCGGAGGAGGATTATAGGGTTGCGACTGAGGTTAAGCAAGAGCCGTTGGATGAGCTTGCTGTACACACCAGATGCCTGAAGTGCGGTGACGTACATAAGTTTTACAAGCAAGCATGGGATGATGTACCGTACCTTTATGAAAGTGATATTAAAATAGCAATGTGCCCTCGCTGTCGTGAAAAGACTGCACATTTTACGATGGTGAAGGCGGAGGATAAGAAAAAGAGCCATCAACTTCTTTGTCCAAATTGCGAGGCCACGATTATTAAAGACCTGCTAATAAAAGTCAAGTCCCAAAACAAGAAAATTCGCTAACCGACCGCTGCCCATGACAAACAGTATTCAAATGCTGGTCAAAACACAGCGAGGGCGACGGAGGGGATAGCAAAGCAAGC